AGTGCGCTGTAACTCAAGCCGTCATTCAGTGCGCTGATGATAAACTTCTTTGTATCAGTGGTGATCAGGAAATAGCCGTCAATAAATACCACAAACTGTGGTGCGCCATTCGCCGTGAAATCTGTGTCTGTTATCTGCTGAAAGGTGTCAGTGACATGGTTGTAGATGTAACCGTTGCCACCGGGAACCAGCACCATAAGCTGAGTTCCATTGTCAGCCATTGACACGTTAGCAGTCCCAGCAATCTCACCTATGCGTGTCAGAGTGTAACTGGCAACCGTGTCAGATATTGTCTCATCAAGCCTGTATAAGCTCTCACCATTGACAAAGTATGGCTTCCCAGCCATCTCATAAGCGCCACGGTTCTGCTCGTCAATCTGTCCTGATGTGGCAACCTGCTCGATACCGTCAGTGCCAAACAAAGATTCTTGAGATAAGCCAACACCCTGCACCACGTTTGGATACCAATTAGTACACTCCTGCGCCGATATAGGCAGGGAGTCACTAACGTAAAATCCGTTAGCTATAGGCAGTTGGGTCACTGGCATTAAAGCGCACCAAGAATAGCGTTTTTAACAATTAGGTTGTCTGTGGTGGATTCGTTTCTAACAAATATCTCAATGGTATCGTTAGCAGCCAAGCTAACATTCACGAACGTTGCTAAGGCTCTGGGCAACCCTGCGGAAATAGTGTCGCTCATCCGTGTCTCACACCAACAACAAACGTACCCGCAGCCTTTACAGCGGTAGCCGTACTACTAATCACGGTTGCGGTAGAGTTTCCCTGCATAGTAATTGTCGCGTATTCACTGGCTTCTTCTGAATTGATTGTCAGATAGTTATCAGTTGACGTTATGGAAATACCAGCGCCAGCAACAAGACTAGCGATTACCGGCTGGTCGGCAAGCACGTTTAAGAACAGTGGCGTACCAACAACGTCAGCGGTAAAGTTATGTGACAGCTCAACGCCATTGCTCGGAGATAGTTCAGCCTTCACACCAGACCCATTCTCTATGACCCTGATCTTATTTACCGAGCCATCAATGTCCAATATCGGTGTAGCGACACCCGGACCCTCAGACACAATACTACCTGTGACACCAAGTCCAGAGACAAAGTTGTCATAAGAAATCTTGTAATTTGTCCCATTTACAAAGTAATCAACATAGCTACCAGCATCAACAGACGTTTTCGCAACGAAATTCTCCAAGCCAATCGCGCCTGTGGTTTCGGCAAGAATGTCTTGCTCTGTTTCTGGGTAGAATGCCCCACTGATGCCCCACTGCTGATCTTCGTTTCCTGATCCTATGGGTAGTGTGGATGGTAGCGCTGTCTTACCAATGCGCTGACCGAGAAGTTTCATAGTCTGCAATCCCTGCTGCGCGGCAACCACCAGCCCTTGACTGATAACACCACCGTAATCGGGAGAGACTTCAATCGCCATGTTAGCGATTAGACCTCTACTTCGGTATAGCCTAAGCTGACACCCTGAGCGTCTAGCTGAGACATGTAATTATTCATGGCAAAAATAAAATCCTGATACTCATCTGGTTCTAATGAACTCTCAGATGCCTGTACCAAGATCCTTTGTAGTGATGCCTTTGCAACCTGCGCTACTGTAGCCATTATTCGTATGTCACTCTATTCTTCTTGCTGGATGCTGTCTTGGCAGACTGCTTGAATGCTTTTGCTGTCGGAGCGCCTTTACTACCGGGCTTCCTCATACGCTCAACCTTCTTGCCTTCAGCCTTCTGGTTCTTTATCCGTTTGCGTTTAGCGTGGATATTGGCATACAAACCTTTATTCATACTTCGCACCCTTTACAGATTTAGCGCCTTTGCACTTCCAGCGCTTACGGCTAAGTCTCAGTGGAGAGTTCGGGTCTTTGGCTGCTTTGGGAAAATCTCTCATCTGACCAGCAGATCGAGCGCAATATGCGTCACCCTTACTTGTCCCCGGCTTTACCCGTGGACCGCCACCCTTTGCCTTTCCAGCCTGACCATAACTTACCTTCTTGCCAGAAGCTGTGACCTTAACCTTTGCCTTACCTTTTGATGGTTTCGCCATAGTAAAGTTCAAGGGGGCCGAAGCCCCCTATCCCTAACTTAGTTATACACCAAAGCCCTGACCCGCGAATAGCGGATTGAACGTGGCGTATGCAGGAAGTAAGTCGAAACGTACTTTCTGAGTATTGGCATCACCGTCAGCGTACTTGGTAACACGGATTGACATACCATCGCTGGTAGTGGCAATTGTGTCAGTAGCGTACAGTTTAGGCAGCTTAACAGTACCAAGACCAAATGCCTGCTTAGTGTAGAACAGGTTTGGCTGATACAGGGTAGAAGCCGCGCTCAAGATGTTTACAACGTTAGTTGCAACAGGAGCTGAAGATACAGTGTTGTACTGACCATTAGCTTCGTAGATAGCAGGACCAGCAACAACGATGTTACCAGTACCAGTTCCACTCAGAGTAACGTCAGCAACAACCACACCTGTCCACAGGACGTTGTTACCAGCGGCATCAATCATTGGCTGACGAGTAGCAACATTCAGTCGGTAGATACCGTCAATAGTTACCATGTCGCCTGCTTTAACTACCATATCAGCTTCAAAGCCACTTACAGCCAGAGTCTGCTGCATAGTGTCTTTAGCGCCAACGTATGATACGTCAGGGTTTGAAGCCAAAGCACCAGTACGGTCAGCACCAGCACCTGAAGTGAAGCTGCTCAGAGAGTTGGAAGTAAGAGCCATCATTCCACCGAAGTTGGAAGAAATCTGGGCTTTTTCCCAAGCTGTACGAACAAGACCATCAGCAGCGTTCAGACCATTCTGGGCAGAAGCCAGAGCAGTAGTAGTGAACGGGTTCATCAGGTAGAACTTGTCGTCAGACATTGGTACACCAACGCTGTCCATCAGAGCGCCAGCACCAGCAACATCGCCCCAAGCATCTACGGCAGTACCGTGTGAGCCATACTTCAGGGATGAGTTGTTGCGCATGTACTCAGCAAGATCAGTCTCAAGATCGGTAACGATCCTGCGAGCCATAGGAGCGATGATCTCATCAAGCTGATCAAGTTCCAGTGCTTCCTGAACATTGGTGAACTCAGTGGCTACGGTGAAGTAGTTCTGAACAGTACCAGTTGCTTTACCAGCAATGATGTCAGACTTAGTAGAAGCGCTGATGTCACCGCCAGAAGTACGGATGCTGTTATAGTCATGTGGACGTTTAAAGTCTACGTTGGAGCCAGTGGAAGGATTGAACCGACCAGATAGCAGTTGAGTGTTGACAGTTTTGGTTACTACTCGATTTGATTCGAAAGCATCCAAGAACACCCGCGCCAACGGGCGGGTAATGTTACTATTAAGATTGTTAGCCATGTTGCTATTTCCTTATTCAAACGTGGCTCCTTTTGGTCCTTTGGCTTTAGGGGAAACCTTGGGTTTAAGAGCAGCAGCCTTTGGCTTGATTTCGTTGGTTATCCTAATAGCCGCCTGTATCGGTGACATATTCCTTAGATTGTCCAACTCAGTCAGATTTTGTGACAGATACTTGGTGATCAGTGGTCCCTGCTCATCATCAATGATGAATCCGACCAGTTCTTCCTGAATACCAAAATTGCTAACAGTAGCACCAGCCACCTGCAATTCCTCTGCTTTAATACCCATCTTGGCTGCCCGCGATGCGTAATTCTCAATCTTACTGTTTAAAGCCTCTTGCTGCTTTTGCCGAGCCTGCTCTGCCAACTCATACTGCTGCTGTTGCAGGTACTGTTGCTGTGCATCGTAAGCTGCGGCCTTTTTCAAAGCCTCATCCCTTTCTAGCAACTGCCGCCTGTATTCTTCATCAGATATAGCAAACGGGTCAGGAGCCTCTGGGACATCTGGCCTCTCTTGTTTGGGAAGTTTGGCCTGCACTTCTTCTAGCTGCTTTTGTAAGGCTTCTGCCTGTCGCTCTACTTCTCGTAGTTTGAAGGTTTTCTTGCCTATAGCCTCATCGAAGATGCGCTGCTGCTCTTCATCAAACTTAACTTGTTTCTTTTGGCTTTCACCAGCATCCGGTGATGATTCGGAATCCTGTTCGCCTTCATAACTTGCTTCAGGATCTTCAGTCTCTATCGTTACATCGTCATCAATGGGATCAGCATCAATTTCTTCAACGTAGTCGTCTGGTTGCATCTCGTTCCTGTACTAAGTGTAACACTGTGTTCAGTGACACAGCAATACTGCTTTAATCATACTGGTCGTACCGTGGTACGTTGTATAATATCTTATCCATATCTGTATCTGGGGAGATTCTTCCCCTGCTAATCTCATCCCCTTCAATCTGCCTGTATAGAGGCACATCATAAGTGGAGCGTGGCTTTTCCTTCATTAGCTGTTGCACTGTTCTAGCCAGAAATTCATCATTTGATAACAGATACGAATCATATGGGTCAAGCCGTCTCAGCGTTGAATACTTATTCCTTGTGAACTGATATTCATCCACCTTTGGTTGTAATTTCTTTAATTCATCTCCAAGTTCACTAATCTTGGAATTTATTTCCTTGCTCGGTAAATCTAAGTTCCTCATAAACTTGCTTTCTTTGAACCCGCCCATCTTATCAGTCTCCATCTTTCTGATAAGAGTCATTGCTGTCTTAAACCATTCAGTATCATCTGGGCCTGACGGATCACCCCATGTGTTCAAAATAGCTCCAGAATTTCTACTAAACATTGGAGTTTGCATGAACTCTTTAATTTTTCCGGAATCTGCCAATTCTTTAAGGGTTTGATACTCGTTTACTTTAAAAAGAGCTTCTTGCTCCATTGATTTATCTTGATAATCCACATAAGCCCTTTGTAAAGGTTTTATGTCCATCTGCTCTGCATTTTCAAGAATTTGAGGCATGTAAGAGGAGCTTGCACCGGCAGACCTGCGCTCCATATCTGATACTGCGTGGCTTATCTCATGCAACAAAGTGCTTTTAGAATCAACAATGCCTCTCCTTGATTTGTCCTCATCGCGGATGTTTAGCTTAATGTCTTTGTTAGCCACGCTATAACTTCCCCGGACAGGGCCACCATCAAACTTATAAGATACGGGCATATTCTCTAAAAAAGGATACGCTTCATATAGCTCCTCATGCTTTAGTATCTGACCAAGAGGTCGTTGGAAATACGAATGTATGCCCTGAAACATTTCATTTTGTGAGGCTAGTTCTTTATCGCTTGCTTCCAAGCCAAGCATATCTGAGCGCATCTTTGTGGATTGTATTTGTGATTTATTATCAGGAATCCAATACATCCACTCACCATCCAAATTGCGCTGCCAGCCTGTCGCGTTCTTTATTTCCTCTGCGGTGCTACCTGCATCCTCCATCCTATTTGCTTGAAACAGCTTTTCCTGATCGGCCTTTCTTGACATGGGGCCACCCCAGCTAAACAGGGTTGTGGAGCCGGGTGTTCTAGCGGCAGATGATAGGAAGCCTGTTGGAGCAAGCATGGTCGCAGGGGTAACAGGATCAAACTCTGTGACCTGCCCGGTTTCCGGGTTGTATGCCCTGCCACCTAAAGCGCCAGCGGTGTACTGGTCTTTCATGTATTGATCTATACCTCTGAGCGCGGATGTGCCAGCTTCCTTCGCCTCATCTAAACTTGGTGGATCTGTAAACAAGCTGATAACTGCGTTTAGTGCGCTTTTACCTGCTCGGTAGGCAGGCATATATTCAAGACTAGTTTCTGATTCGCCCAGCTTTGCCGGGATATATATTTGTTCAACCCCCGGTCCACGCCTTGTGCTTGTATAGCCCTGATCTAACCTTTGCTCTGGCGATAGAATTTCCCTTCGTTCAGGCATAAAGAACCCAAACAAGCCATCACCGCCATACTCATATTGTCTTAGTGCGCTTTCAGCCACCTCTGGCGATCCTCATCAGCTCAGCGTCAGACAGGTTAGCCATCGGGTTTGATAGCTCCTGCGCCTTCTTCACGTTATCTAGCTGTACGCCTTCAGTCTGTACACCTTCCTTCGTGATCTTAGCCCCAGCCTCCTGCGCCTTGATCTGCGTGTTCATGCGATCAGTCTGAGCCTTGAACACATCAACCTGATTGTCCTGCTGGTCGTTCTGGGCAGACATCTGAGCCTTCTGTGCCTCAACCTGTATCTTCATCTGCTCATTCTGGACCTTCATCTGTTCGATCTGGGCGCGAGCCATCTCAGCCTGACCCTTCAGCATTTCAGCCTGAGCCATGATGCTGGCTGGATCTTGCTGCTGACCCTGTTGCGCCATCTGCTGCTGTATCTGAGCCTGTTCTTCGTCAGTCAATTGAGACATCGGAATCATTCCAGCCTTCAGCATCTGGTCACGCTTACGCTCTGCAATTTGGTCGGCAGCAGGGCTATTGATGTTTTGCATCATAACGTCACCGGCGATCTGCATAATGGTTGGGTCAACCTTTGCCATCTCGATGATCATCTCAAGCGTTTCCTGCTGACGATTCTTGAAGCTCGGACCGGCCTTACATATAACGTCATAAACGCCTTGGGATAGGTCGTTAAGCATCACAACCTCACCCGTCTGCTGGTCAATCACAGGCTGATTGATGGTTGCCATCTCGAAGCTGTTATCTTCATAAAGAATGCGCATGGTGCGCTCAGTGTCATAGACTTTGGGGATAGCATCAACCAGAACCTTACCAGTTGCCGCTATAGCGACCTGAACGGCTTTGTTGTACTTGAAGGTGGCATTGTCGCCTTTGTTCTGTAGCGAGCGTATGGCAACGCCTGACTGCAAGCCGGGATTGTCACCCATGTTGGAGGCAAACATACCGGCGGAGTAACCGATCATGCCACGCATGGCTTCTGATATTGTTCTCAGCCCCGGATTTACCATTGCGCCACCGTTCTGCTGTGGTGGTCCGGGCATCTCTGGGTCTACATTGTAGAACTGAACCGGGTCGCTGTTGGTGTTCATAGTGGACAGTGAATCTTCATGCCCTGCGGCTTGAGTCAGCGTCATCCAGTATTTAGCGCGTGGAGCCAGTGCGCCTTCTTCGATCTCACGGCTCATTGAGTAGTTCAGGACGCGCTGCGAGTCCATCAGCTTTTCGACAACGCCTGAGTAAACTGTCTTGTTCTCAATGATCTTGTAGTTGCCGTAAACGGGGATAACAGGAATACGATTGAACACAGTGTCCTTATCATCACCAAGCCAGCCATCGTTGTCGAAGAACCGGGAGCATACTTTATTGACCTTACGCTTGCGCCTCTTGATCTCGGTAACGCCTACCAGAGCCATATCATCGACAACCTTCTCGAAGTCATCATCAGCCTCATAGGTCTGCCCGTTGGACATCAGGACCAGCTCGCGTTCTTCCTTCTCGACATAGAGCAGCTCACCGATAACGACAACCTCAGCCTTATCGTAGTAAGCCTCACCATCACGGTCATCAGGTACAGATATTCCGTTTGATTCAGGCCAGCGCTTATCGAACTCATCCTTTGCTACAGGATGCAGCACAAAGCAGTAGCGAGCGTCTGACTTGTCTTGCTGTTCGGCAGCGGGGTCAAACCATACCCGGTCAATGAAGTTGTGGATCTTCTCGATCATCAGGTCTTGGTCAAATGAGTTGTCATCAGCGTACTTCTGGACAATGCGCCAGCCGTCATAGCCGGTTGTGATCATCCCTCTGGCTGCTGATGTGTAAACGTCTTTGGCGTTAGATATGTTCTCAAGATTACGGATGATGCCGTCAAAGGTCAAAGCTACGTCTTTGGTAGCGTCTCCGCCAGCAGGGGATACACGGATGTCGAAGTCAGCCTGCTCGATCTCTCCAGCCACCTGATCAACAATGGGGCAGGTCATATCAAATGTGTAGCGTGGCTTGTTCTGATTGGCGTTCCACCAGTACGGTTCCCATTGCCCATCCTTCTTGGACACGAACAACTGGGCATCTCTGGCCTGATCACGCATATCGCTGTCAGCGCCCTGAGCGGCAGTCAGAAGGTTGATGACCTTAGCGTGGTCCTCATAGTCAATCTGGTAAGATTCGGTTTCGCGCTTATCCTTCTTGCTCACTTTGCTCTTTTCTTCTGAGCCTTCATCGTACTCTGCTTCGTAGTCAGCCATTTAGCTACCCCAGCCTTGGAAATTAATCTTTGCCGCCTCTGCGACCTTTGCCTTTGGTGAGAACATGGACATCATCAGAGCGTCACCCATGTTAGGTGATGGCAACTGGTACGGCTTCTTTGCCATGTCAATCTTACTCATAATTTGGATCTTGCCATTGTTGCTGCGCCGCTGCGGGATCCGACAAACCTCAGACCGCAATTGGTCTAAGTTATCAATAGTTGACGATAAGGATAACAGAAGATCAGGGTCAATGTATTCCCCCTTTTCAACAGCCCTGTACGTTGCGTAGAAGCGATCCCTTAGCTTCCACCAATACTGCGCCCGCTTGTTGGCGAACGTGTCTCTATTGGTCTTAGAATCCTTCCCAGAGTATGGCGTGTTCGGATCGTCCGGTGTCTCTGATCCCCGGAACATAAACTTCTCTACCTTGGTGCTTTCCAGCTCCTGATCGACCTGACGCTTGAGGCTAATCCCAAGACCATCACAGTCCCAGACAAACCAATCTGCATTATCCTGCCGAGCTTTTGCTAATGCCCAATCCATGCCCTCATTCACATCGCCAGTGATCTTCTCGCAGACATCCAGCACGACAGAGCCTTTCCTGAGCGCGTAGCCCTTACTGTCACCACCCTCATCACTTGGGTCGTGTGATGCGATGATCGCACCTGTAGGCTCAAAGCCCAGCTTGGTATGGGCATCAATAGCTGCGTTGAACCATTCTACCGGGATGATTGAATCGTCCACCTCATCCATGTACTCGCCTTCCCAGACATGGCGGTACATCGCTGGTGACATTGCTGTCTGGTCGTGCAGGCGCTCTTGATTCAACACTTCAGGGGCTAGTGGGTTGTCATCCCAGCTGAGCCACACTATCAGGTGCAGGTCATCTTCGTAATACCTGTCCCTCTGAACGGGTCCATTGCTGATCGTGGATTGGCTGACATCCAGATCTCAGACCCTTCTTCTCGGAGTGTTGGTGTAAGTGCCTTCAGGGAGCTTTCGGAAATAGTCGCTGCCTCCTCCACCCAGAAACGTGAGAAGCCGTGTATAGATTTTACCGAATCTGGGTTACGGGCTAACCCCCTGAACTTGAACGCTGGCTCACCGTTGAACAGTATTTGGTTGTTCTGAACCTCAAAGCCTTGTAGATCTAAGCGCTCGATCTCAGAAGCAAGCAACGCGTGAACAGAGTCATCTATTGAATTTTGAAACTCTCGGAAGCAGGCTGTCTTGATACCTTTCATCTGGGCATCCATCAAGCAGATATCCGCAAAACTAACTGACTTGCCTGCACCCCTGCCAGAAATGGCAATCTTGAATCGCTTTGACTTATTAGCAAAGGGCAGCAACCGCTTGGGCAGCTTCATGGTGGGCATTATTCGTAAGTCGCTTTCTTCTTCTTGGATTTACGGGCAGTGTTAAGCGCTATGGCTACCGCTTGGTTCTGGGGTTTCCCAGCCTTCATCTCTGTCTTGATGTTCTTTCTGATCGTTTTCTTGCTTGACCCTTTGTCTAGTGGCATCTTTAAATATCCTGTCCCAGCCTTCGTTAAACTTCTCGCCCACTATCTCAATCGTCCAGTGCGTGTCCTGCTTGATCGGACCACCATCAGCCCCAGTGATCTCACGCTTCTCTGTCTGAACCCATCCAGCCTTGGTAGATAGGTAAAGCCTTGCAGCGTTCATGTCTCCGCCCTTAGCCGCAGAGATCACGCTCCCAGCTATCTCAGAGATGGCTAGACTGCGACCTTTACGGTAAGCCTCAGAAACTTCTGGCTGCCTTTCAAAGATTGCTCTTAAAGTATTGTCACATATACCAAAATAATCAGCCATCTGTTCTAACGTCAATGAGGACGAAAGTTCGAA